GTGCACAGACGGGTGGAACGTCGGCCGATCCTGGTCGCCGTTGAAGGACCACTTGTGCCCGTTCGCCTGCCCGCGCGCGTCGGTCGGGATCACGTGCATCCACTTGCAACCCGGGCAGTAGTGGCGCCAGGCCGGCGCGATCGTCGGGTCCGAGTAGACGACCTGCTTAAGTTTCACGACCAGCCCTCTCGCCGCTGCTCGCGCCGCTTGGAGAGAATCCAGAAGCCCACGCCGACCAGGACCACCGCGAGCAGCGCGCCAGGCGGGAGCCCCAGGAATTCGGCCACAGAGCCGACCAGGCCGCGGATGGAACCCAGAGCACCCCGGACCGGCTCCAGAGCCGCCGTGAGGCCGCTGGCCGCCGTGCCGACCTGCTCCAGCTGCGGAGCGACCTCGCCCACGGCAGTGATGGCGCCGGCTGAGATCGTGACCACGGAGCCCTGCGCGATCGGGGAGCTGGTGAGCTTCGATTCACCCTCCACCGCCTGCGCCGTGCGTTCGAACCCGGACTCCGGAGTGAGGTAGAGCGCCGACTCGCGCGCGCGCCTCGAGGTCAGCCCGTCGAGCACCTCGAGCTGCCCGGTGCGCGGATTGCGGGCCTTGTTGAACAGCCCGAAGGCACGCGCCGCGGCCTGGCGGTTGCCGGCGTTGTGCTGGCGCAGCACGGTCGAACGCTTGAAAGCCTCGAGCCCGATGTTGTACGCCAGGAGCACGAAGGCGCCTACCTCGTTCGGGGACGGCGGCACTTCGCAGAGCACGTTGATCGCGCGCACGCGCTCCTGCAGATCGTCCAGGAGCCAGTGATCGGCCTGGAACTTCGTACAGCGGTCGCCAGGCGCGACGCCGTCGGTTTCCCCCCAGCCGATGGTCCAGATGCCAGCCGGGCACCGGTAGGCGACCAGCGCGCAGCCGCCACCCGGGCCCTGTTCGTATTCCGCCAGGATGGCTAGAGACTCCTTGGAGATTGGCCAAGGGAGCGACGGGTCAGGCAGCTGCATCATGGCTCGGACCTCCGGCCGCCGGCGGCGTGCCTCATGTGCTCCGGAGAGAGCGGCCGCGCGCGCTCTGTGCCCACCGGCGGCGCGTAGCGCCAGCGCGAGAGACTGAGCAGGAAAAAGACCAGCACGCCGGCGGCGACCGATGCGGTGCCCCACGCGGCGAACTTGGTGAAGGACAGTAGAAACGCGTTGAACATGCCCAGCGCCAGCGCGGCGTGCTGCAAGAACACCCGCACCGCGGTGACCCCGCGCATCATCTTCTCGATGCGGCACGCGATCATGATGCAGCCGACCACCAGCATGGCGTCGGCCGCGACCATCGGCAGGTTCCCGAGCATGAGCTCGAACAGGATCAGCAAGACGTCGCCGCCGTTCATGGCTTGGTCCCCCCACCTTGGAGTGCCTGCCACTTCTCGTACAGCTTCCGACCCAGCGCCGCCCACTTGTCCGGGGCTGCGGAGATCAGGAACGCCACCGGCAGCAGGAACCCGGTGAACGAAGCGTCGGTGTAGTCGACCAGGCGCGCCGCCAGGAACTGCGACGCCGGCACGGTCACCCCGACACAGATGATCAGCGTGATCAGCGCGTACACCCAGGCCGGCAGCTTTGACTCCATGTCGCGGCGGTAGAGCCCGACCAGGAGCCCGGCGAACCACCCGAGCAGGATCAGCGCGTAGGCCGCCAGGAACTGACCTGCGCGCGGACCCCAGAGCAGGCCCGCCACGGTCAGCGTCGCCGCCCAGAGCGACAGGTCGACGTCAGGAGCGGGTGGGGGTGCGGCCATAGAGGCTCCGGTAGACGTAGAGGGAGAGCCAGAACAGCACCACGATGCCGATCGCTCCGAGGTCGAGATCCAGGCGCGCACTGCAGATGGATTGACCAGGCGCGACCGGCCACGGTTGGTGCATATAGGCGAACGAGCAGAGCACCACCTGCACCTCCTCGACGGACCACCCGAGAGCGACCAGCGTGAGCGCGCTCGAGCGCGGTGCCAGGCTGTGCACCACCCAGATCAGGGTCAGAAGCGCGATCGCCCCCAGCGCCTTGGACGCCAGGCCACGCAGCTCCGGCGGCCACGCGTCGTAGAGGTAGTGCCGCGCGCCCATGGCGAGCAGCAGCGCCACCGCGACGTCAAAGGGGTTCCTTCGGCCCACCGCCGCCCCCCTGCGTTTCCTTCGGGAGAGGCTTCCCGCGCAGCACCAGCGCGACCTCCGGCCAGGTGAGATCACCACGCATCCGGATCGCCACGGCCAATGCGCCGACCAGGAGCCCCAGAGCGAAAGCGAGCAGACTCATCATGAGGCAGTCCTCCAGCGGTTGCGGTGCGCCGGATTATGCCCCGCCGACCTCGGTGAGGATTGCCGTGTTCAGATCGACGGTGGCAAAGTCCTGCACCAGCCCGGTTGCGGTCTCTCGAATTTCCACGTACAGCAAGCGGCGCGCGTTTCCACCACCGATGTACTCGAGCCGCCACTCGATATCGACTCCCAGCTGCTCCCACGTGCCAATCGGTCCGGTGAAAGTTTCCGCGCCGTCGCCGTTCGAAGTGGTCAGCGTTGCCCGGACTTCGAACAGCGCGCACTGCGACGATTCCGCCTCGCCGTAGAGAAGCCACTGGCCCACCGGGTCGTAGTTGGTCGGCGTCCCGGCGAACTCCTCCGTGTAGTGCAGCAGGCCGGTCGCTCCGAGCCGATAGGTGGTCGCCAGCGAAGACACGCTGACGCCGGAGGTCGTGAAGGCAAGCGTGTAGACGTCGAGGATTCGAGGCACCACCAGGACCTCGCCTGGAAGCGGGCCGCCACCGTCGGGGACGCCGACCGGGTCCTGGATCTCGCCAGGGCCCGGGAGCAAGGCGTTGTCGGCGGTGTGCACGCGCTCGTCATCGATCACACCGGTCAGCGAGAACAGCTGCGCACCATCGGCATCGCCGCCGTCAGCGATGTTCTGCACCTTCACCAGCTCGCGCGAGCCGACCAGCGGACCGAGCAGGAACTTCGGCCGCTCGCGCGTCCCGTCGTCCAGCACGAGTGTGAACCCCGGGGTATCCGATAGCGTCACGTCGTACTCCGTCGGGCCAGGCGTCACGCGCTGGGCATCGGTGAGCATCCCGTCATCCTTGATGAACGTGATGTACAGGTCACCAGCGTCCCAATCGGGCACCTCGGACAGACCCATCACCTGCGAGCCAGAGTCGTACTCCACCACGTCGCCAGACTGCGCGTAGCCGATCTGATCGGGCACCAGCGCGATCGGCGACATGTAGGCCGGCAGCATGCCCTGCATTTCGGTGGTCCAGGACCCCACGCGAGTCCGATACGCGAGGTCCGCCGCTTCGTATAAGCCCTCGCGCTCGGCGTGCTTGGCGCCGACGATTCCATCGAGCCGCTTGTGGATTGGGTTGGACATATCAGACAGTTCGACCCCGGGCATCGGGCAGGGGATCTCGGTCCACTCTCCGGTCCGGTGGTCCTGGTACTCCACGATGATGCCGTCGGGTGCGTTGCGAGAGCGAAGCCGCTCGGAGATGGAGATCCCGGGCTGGCAGTTGCGCGGCGTGAAGGCGGTGACCGGAGCATCCACGAACTCGTCGCGTGCGATGCTGATCAGCCCGTTCCGCCGGAAGATGCGCGAGCGGCCAGCGCGCGCGATGAGCTGCGCGGCATCCCACCCGTTGATGGTGCTGTCGAAGACGTAGTCGAAGCGATCCTGGCGCGCATCGGCCTGCACCGCCAGGTCGTAGAACGATTGCAGGTCGATGCGAGAGTCCGGCTTGTCCATGCCCCAGGAGCTCGAGGTAATCAGGTCTAGCACCCACCAAACCCAATTGCGGGTGTGCTCTTCGGCATTCCAGGTCAGGTCGGCCGCCAGCGTTCGGCAGTAGGCTTGACAGATCAGGCGGAGGTCCCGGCTGGCGGATTGCGATAGCTGGCTCGATGCCCGCATGACCACCTCGAAGTGCGCGGTGTCGGGGTTCAGCCGCGCCGGCTCGGCGAGGTAGGCCCGAAGGCCAATCCAGGCGATCTCGTGCAGCGCGGCCGGATCGGTGTCCTGCACGTCGGTGCGTACCAGGCGGACCTCCACGCGTGCGGCGGTCGGGAGCGAGTACTTCTCCGACCAGCGCTGCGGCGTCGCGGTAAACGCGGTGCGCGTTTCGTTGGCCAGCGTCGTCCAGGGACCGAGCACCTGCCCGAAGTCGTTTATCTCGCGGTACTCCACGCGCCACGTGACGGTCAGTGCACCGGTCTTGCCCAGGCCGCGAACCGCGGAGACGTCGACGCCGATCGCGGTGCATGTGCGCCGCGCAGCGCACGCCGCGTAGCCGCCCACGAAGCGCCCCGACTCGAGCGTGGCAGACGAAACCTCCACTGCTGTGGTCACATTCGCCAGGACTTCGGTCGGCAGAGCACCAGGCGGCAAGTAGGTGGCGCGCACGACGTCGGCGAAGCGCGTGATCGGGGTGTTCCCGATCTTGGCGACGACGTCATGGTTGCCGATGCCGACAGCGAACAGCGCCAGGAAATACTGGTCGTTATCCAGGTCCGGGTCGGCGTCAGAATCGCCGGCGCGCGGCCGGTATTCGAAGTAGGGCTGGCTGGCGTAGGGCGGCGTGATCTCGCGCTGGCCGCAGATTTTCCAGATCGGCTGGTCGAGCCGAGCCTCATTGCCAGCCAGACTGGTCGAGAACGCGTCGCCGGTCGCCTCGGGCCGCGCTACGCCAGCGGGACCGACAGGCGGAAGCAATATGTTGATCGCGAGCTGAGAAGCGGCTACCGCAGCAAACGCGGCGAATCCTTGGAGGGCAAACAGCTGCGGAATGAACAGCGACACAATGGTCAGCACACCGCGCAGAGCGTCCCGATCCTGGGGCACATCATGCCACTCGATCACGTCGCCCGGCTGCGTGAGGCTTTCCCAGGACTCGCGCAGCAGCCACTCGCCGTTGACGCGGCACACGAGAATGCCGGCGTACTTCGGAGCGAGACTGGCGATCGGAACGCCGACCGGCACCGGCGCCATGTCGGTCGGCTTGATCTGCTGTAGAGGAACCGGCGCGAAGCCGCTGACGGGTTGCAGGTTCACTCACGCCTCCATAATTCGGTGAACATGCCCGCGGTCGCGTCTCGCCATTGCTCGAGCACCACGCCGGCCTCATGCGACGAGTGGAGCACACGAAGCCCTCCGTTGGCGCGCACCACCAGGCCGCAGTGCAGCCGCACCAGCGACCGCATGATCACGATATCGCCGTCGGCCGGCAAGGTCCCGTCTGGCATGCGCCGCATGGCGGACGCGCGAGCGCACGCGAGTATCGCCCTGGCATTCTCCGGCGAGCTCGGCGCGCCATCCTTCACCGCCACCGGAGCGAAGACGATGCCGTGCACCTCGCGGAAGACGTGCCGCACCAGGCCCCAGCAGGAGAACGCCTCGGGCCCATCGCCTTGTGGGTCGCGCGCGTGCGGCAGGCCCACGTAGGCCTCCACCCATCCGTTCATCGCTGCAGCCCCGGATATTCGGTCCGGCGGAACGTCGTCGCCGGCACCGCGAGCGTGCCATCGTCGTCCAGCTGCGCCGAGATCTGCAGAGCCGATCCGACCATGTCGATCGACGTCAGCTCCACCTCGAGCGGCGGCAACAGCGCCGGACCGGACAGATCATCGCTGGCGTACACCCGCTCGATGATCACCCAGGGATCCTGCGTGCCGCGCGCCGCCGCCAGGAGCGGCCGCATCAAGCCCGCGAGGTCCGGCCGGGACATGCTGATCTTGGGGGCCTCCGGTTGGTCGGACTCCTCCGGGCGGGTAACGGTCATGGGGCAGGACAGGAACTCCACCTCGGTGTTCGCGTTGCGCGCCGCGGTCGTCTCGATGAACGCCAGGAGGTCGGCGTTGTCGTTGACGAAGTACACCGGCGCGGCCAGCGTCGGGTGCCAGAGCTCGTAGGCGTAGAGCATCTGGCGATAAATTGGAGCGACGGCGGCCGCCTCCTGCAGCGCCTGCGCGAGCGTCACCCCTTTACGAACGATATCTGGCATGGATCAGGCCCAGGTGATGCCGATCGCGTCGGAAGCGAACGCCGGCGCGGCGCCGCCTGAAGCGATGGTCTTTGCGGCGGCGAGAGCGCGCCAGAACATCAGGTTTCCGGAGACGATCGCGTCGAGCAGCTCACCGTGCGTCGCCACACCCTGGTTCGCTGACGGCGCGGGAAAAGTCACCGCCGCCTGATTGCCGATGCGGCCTCCAGTGCCGGAGCTCGCTGAGGTCACCAGTCCGCCCTGCGTCGGCGTCCAGCCGGACAGCGTCGACGGGATGGCCTGCCGAGCATAGCCGCCGACACCCGGCTCGAGGCCACCGGCTGCGTTGGTCGGGGTGCTGGTGGTGTAGGCAGCGTAGAGGTTCGAAGGCCACACGTACGCCTCGTCGCGCCAGATCAGATCGATCAGTCGGTTTGATAGGTAGTCGGACATTCCGCCCGACACTCCGAAGTCGAAGATGATCGTCCCGGGATCGAACGAGATCGCCTCGCCTTCCACGATGGTCCGAGGATCCATGTCAGCCCACGCAAACAGGTTTGTGCCATCGAACAGGCCCACTGCGATCGCCGGGCCGCTCCAGCCACCTGCGCCGCCGACACCGAAATCGATCAAGCTGTTGTTAGATGTGCGATGCGAGGTCCCGGAGCTGGCCAGCGTCGTCGCGGCGCCTTGGGTGCCTGACCACTGGGCCAGAGAGCGCGTGGAGGATTGACCCGCGTATCCGGTACCGGTCACCTTGGTATGCGCGGAGTCCGACACTGCAGTCAGTAGGTGGACGGTCCACGCACCGGCCAGCGTGAGGCCCTGGCCACGCGCCATGTCGGCGAGCTTGTTCTCGGCGTAGTTGGTGAGATGCGACATCAGGCCCCCTGCACATTCCAGGCAGTGTATTGAGCCGGCACGGAGTACGAAAAGCGGTCAGTGCCGGTGCGGATCGCGCAGCTGTACGGGGCCTCGATGTTGTCGCCGAAGAACGAAAGCCAGTAGGTTTGCAGCGTGACTACCAGGTCGTAGCCGCCGGTGAAAGCCGCAGGATCTGCGCCATTGAACCAGGTGCCGTTTCGTCCGAAGTAGATGAAGCCTCCACCAGCGTCTAGGGCGATCATCAGCACATCGCCGGAATTCAGTGTCCCGATGTTGTCCACCACGGCGCCATCGATCACGACGTCTCCGTTCAGTCCAACCGCTGCGCCGTTGCTTGCGCTGCCTGGATTGTCGCGCGACACACCGAACTGCACTGAAGCCACGCCGCCCTCGTATGCTTCGAAGGATGGAACCAGCTCGGCGTAGTACCAGCCCTGGCCCAGATTGCCCTCTGCGGCCTCGATCGACACAACGGTAGCCGCCGCGCTGAAGGTTGCGGTGAAGTCCGCGTCAGTGAAGACCACGGTGCCCAGCTCGTTGGCGCTGTTCCATGGATTTGAGGGAGGTCCGGAGTTGGGCCCATCGATCACGGTCAGGCTGCGCCCGCGCTGCTCGAGCACGCCCTCGAGCCGCCAGCGGCCGCCAGGCACGAAACGCCAGCGAGGCTGCTCGATGAAGCGAAACACCGCCGGCACGCTGCCCTGCGGGAGCGGCCACGTCGCGTTGAACCAGGCGCCGCCTTGGTAGATCTGCACCCGCCACCATTCCTCGAAGATGGCCGCATCCGCCGGCGAGAACGGCGGCCAGGTTGCGCGCACGATCGCCAGACGATCACGCGAGAGAGCACGCGCCTCGCGCGGCCGGTCGCGATCAGAGAACTGCGCGCGCTCCATCGGCGTAACCGTTTCGGTCTGGGGACAGGGGAGCCCGGTCGGGTAGTCGGTGGCCATTTCAGGAGGTCTCGTCCACGAAGCCATCGAGCGCGACGTCGATTTCCATCGCCAGGTCGGCAGGGATCGTCGGGGTCGCGCTTCCGAGCAGCGGCGCCCGGATCTCCATGGCCAGCGAGCTGAGGTCCGGTCCTTCCTCGAAGGGCCCCTCGATCAGGTAGAGCCGGCCGAAGACCCGCCCGCGGCCGTAGTGCAGCATTTCGGTCTGGAACTGAACCCAGCGCGCCGTCCACCAGGACAGGCTCGGCCATACGCCGGAAGTAGGGCCGGGACCCTGAGTGGCCACCCGAGCAGCGAACAGGCGCGTGCCGGCCCCCAGCGTGCCCTCGTACCACTCGTAGACCGCCAAAAGCGGTGCCGCCTCGAGGAACCATACGACGTCGACCATGCGCTCGGATTGACTGCGGCGCGCGCGCGGCCGGCTGTGCCCGGTCTGCATCTGCACCTGCGCGTACCGCGACAGCTCCTCGATCTCGTGCCCGTCCGCCAGGAACACCGGGGCCTCGGGCGGAGCGATGATGGTCGGGAGCGCCACGTCAGGCTCCGCCTCGGCGCGCCAGGCCGCGATTCATCGACAGGCCCGCCGACTTCAGAGCCACTGCGGTCGAGCCTGTGCGAGACGCGATGCGTCGATCGACCTCGCGAACCGCGGCATCGATGATGAAGCGCACATCGCCGTTCGACTGGCGCTGCTCCTGGATCCGCGCGCCGTGATTCTCGATGACGGTCCGCGGTTGCTGGCCGCCAGTGAGCATGCTATTCGGCAGGATGCGACCGCTGGTCGACGGCCGGAACAGCTCGGGGCCCTGCTCGCCGACTAGGAGCGCCCCGCCCACATTGCGGTGCGCGTCGCCGCCGCCGGCGCGGCGCCCGCGGATCGCATCGCCAGTAGAGGAAAGCGGCGAGTCGCCGGTGGTGATCCCAAGGCCACCGCCGGAGAACCCCGACACGGCCGCTCCGATCAACTGTCCGATCAGATCATTCCCAGCCGCGGCAATCGGTTCGATCGCTGGACGAAGAACCGTCTTGGCAAACTGTGCCTTCAGCTCGTTGATGAAAATCTGGGTGAGGTCCGACCCCTTGCGGTACCCGTCCAGAATGCCCTGCTCGATGGAGTCTTCCAGCGCGGTCGACGTCTTGCTGCCGGCCTTGGCGACCGCCTCGTCGTTGCGCTGCTCGAGCGTGCGTCCGATCTTGTCGCCAATGAGCTTCTCGCGCTCGCGCAGCGCGGCGATCTCCGCCTCGAGCACCTGCAGTGTTTCGTCGGCGGCACCGTTGGCCGCGCGCCGCGCCAGCTCCTCCTCCTTCAGCGCGCGCAGGGAGCTGATCCGGGCCCGCTCCACTCCGAGGATGCCGAGCTCGTCCAGACCGATGAGCGCGATCTCCTTCCGCAGCTCCTCGTTTCCCTTGGTGAGCGCGTCCAGGTTGTCCAGCTCGGCACGCGAGCGTGCGGTGAGCCCGGCCACCTCGGAGTCGCGCAGCGCGATCGCGATGCGCGCTTGGTCGTTGGCCTGAGCTTGTGCGAGGATGGCCGCCTGCAGCTTCGGGGTGATGCCGGTCAATCTCTTGGCCTGAATGTCGTTGAGCGCCTTCTCGTAGTCGGTCAACTTCTGAGTCTGCTCGCCAGCCTTCTGCAGCGTCTCCAGGTACTTCTGCGCTTCGCTCTGCGCGGTGGTCGCTTTCGGCTTTCCGACTGCGCCATCGAACTGAAGCTGCGGCCTGCGCGCCAGGCGCGCTGTCTCGGCGCCGGATTGGTTCGGGTCCGGCGTGGCCGCCACCGCCGCAGCGGCGCGCAAACGTGCCAGCCGCTGGGAGAACAGCTCCGCGGAGAGCACCTTGTCGATGTCCTGGCGGGCCTCCTCCGCGATCGTGCGAGCCTGCTGGAACTCGCCGGACAGCACCGCCGCGGCGGCCGCGCCGGCAGAGCCGAAGTAGATCCCGAGGGTCTGCACCACCCGGCCCACGCCCTGCACGGAGTCCGCCAGGAAAGCGAAGACGTCCGCTGCGGACTTGGCGAACTCCGCCACCGGCGACTCGCCGGCCAGCTTCTTGCCAGCGGAGTCCACCCCAACGAACTCGGCCACCAGCTCCTTCGCAACGGACGACAGGTCGTTCAACGCCGGGA